TATGAAGCCATTGAGATGCAGAAGGCGATGAAGAAGTGAAGTGCCCTATCGCCACCCAGGACACAGAGGTCAACCTCAAGAACCGTAACCACGCCTTCGAGGAGTACGGTTACGGGCCTGCAAATCCAGAAGAGCCTGGTGCATTCTGGGACAAGCGCGCAGAGGAATGGAACACCACTCCCGAGATCGCTCAGACGATGAGGTGCGGGAACTGTGCCGCTTTCATTCAAACGCCCGAGATGATGGGGTGCATCACCGGAGGGATTCAGAAGGAAGAATCCGACGATGAGACCTATGCTCCCGAGGTTGTCGAAGCGGCTGATCTGGGTTACTGTGAGCTGTTCGAGTTTAAGTGTGCGGCAGACAGAACCTGCAGTGCATGGCTGACGGGTGGCCCGATCAAGAAGATGACTGACAAGCGCAAGCAGATGCTTGCAATCGCTAAATACGAAGCCAGAAAGGGCGAGTATGAAGACGAAAGCGGAGAAGAAAATCTCGAAGGTGATGACTGAGTACGGCAAGGGCAAGCTCAAGAGCAGCTCAGGCCAGAAGGTCACCAATCCTCGCCAGGCGCTGGCGATTGCTCTTTCTGAAAGTCGGCGTGTTGCGAAGAAAAAAGGCTGAGTTCTAGCCTTTGGTGTTCAGAGTTAGAGAGAACTTGTAGGTTCTCAATTCTGTTGTCTCTTGGGTCACCATTGATGTGATGGACCTGCTCCCAACGCTCAAGTTTGCGTCCAAGGTGTTTTTCCATAACATGGCGATGTTCTCTGACTTGCTTTCCGTCAACAGTAATCACAACATACTTTCTGGGCTGCGCTGTTCCAGCTCTACGCATGAGTGGACTGTTTGTCCGGGCCTTGAGTGAGATTTCTGGATGAGCCAAAGCCAAGCATCTGCGAGAGCAAAATTTGGCAAGCTCGATTCGATACTTAGGGACATAAAACTCCGTAGAACAATGCTGGCAAATCATCATTTGGCCGTTTCTTCGTTTCTGCGCCCGTTGCTCTCCTACAAGAGTTGCGACATACTTAGATGAGCAAGATCTTGAGCAGCATTTCGTTGTTGATCGTTTTGGCTTAAATGAAACGCCGCACGATAAGCAGTTGATGTTTTTCATAACGCTATGGCAATGAGTTTGCATTGCTATAGTTTACACGAAAGCGCAATATGAAAGCCAAGCCTGTCTGGGAAAAGCCCTACAAGGGCAAGTCTGAGCCTCTGACCAAAGGCGAGAAGAAGTCCGCTAAGGCAATGGCAAAGAAGGCTGGCCGTCCCTACCCGAACCTTGTGGACAACATGAGGGCCGCGAGGAAGAAATGAGCGCCTGGCAGAAAAAGGAAGGGAAGAACCCCAAGGGTGGCCTGAACGAAAAGGGCCGCAAGTCCTATGAGAGGGAAAACCCCGGTTCTAACCTGAAGCCTCCGGTAAAGACTGGGGATAACCCTAGACGAGCATCTTTCCTGGCAAGAATGGGAAATATGCCCGGACCGGAGAAGAAGCCAGACGGAAGCCCAACGAGACTCCTCCTAAGTCTGAAAGCATGGGGGGCTAACTCCAAAGCAGATGCAAAAGCTAAGGCCAAGGCAATAAGCGAGCGTAATAAGAAAAAGTAAAGTAACCTTAGCCCGATGGCCCGAAAGGAATCGGAAATGGACAACAAAGTATTGACACCTACTAAGCGCAAGCCTCCCGCAGCAGGGATGGGGCGCATTAAGGGAGTGCCCAATAAGACCACCCAGAATGTGCGAGAGATGATCGCAATGGTGGCAGAGCAGAACGCTCCTAAGTTCGCTGAATGGCTTGAGCGAGTCGCAGAAGGCGATGCCAAAACAAAGCCAGACCCCGGAAGGGCGGCAGAGCTTTATCTCAAGGCTATTGAGTACCACATTCCTAAGCTAGCCCGGACTGAGGTGAGCGGGACTGATGGCGGGTCCATTGAAATGGTAATCAAGTGGGCCGAAGAGAAATAATCATTCCCTACGCTCCTAGAGAGCCGCAGCTCGCCATCCATAAGATGATGGCCGAGAAACGCTTTTCGGTAGTAGTGGCTCACCGAAGAATGGGAAAGACAGTCGCTGCCCTGAACCACATCATCAAGGACGCAGTACAGAACCAAAAGGAAGCCCCAAGGTACGCTTACATCGCCCCCACTTACGGGCAAGCCAAGCGAGTGGCCTGGGACTACCTTTTAAAGTACACAGAGCCGCTCCAGGCAACGCCAAACATCTCAGAGCTTAGAACCGATTTCTGGGGCAGGCGCATCCAACTCTACGGCTCAGACAACCCTGACTCACTTCGCGGTCAATACTTTGATGGCGTGATTCTGGACGAGATCGGTGACCAAGATCCCAAGATCTGGACGGACATCATCCGACCAGCGCTCTCAGACCGGCTGGGCTGGGCACTGTTTCTTGGGACGCCGAAGGGAAACAACCACTTCAAGGCTCTGAGGGACCAGGCCGAGGACGAAGAGGACTGGGGGTTACTGGAGTTCAAAGCCAGCCAGACCAATCTGATCGCAGAGACCGAACTCAAAGCCGCCCGCAAAGAGATGGGCGAGGACAAGTACCAGCAAGAGTTCGAGTGCTCCTTCAACGCTGCGGTTGAGGGGTCTTACTACGGTTCTTTGATAAACGACCTTGAAGAAAAGGGCCGTTTGTGTCACATTGACCGGGACGATCTCTGTAGAACTTACACTGCCTGGGACTTGGGTGTTTCTGATTCAACAGCAATTTGGGTTGTCCAAGCTGTAAATCAGGAGTACAGAATCCTAGATTTCGTGGAAAATCACGGGGTCGGACTGGATTGGTATGTCAACTGGATTCGAGAGAACCGGTGGCATACAGCCGAGCACATCCTCCCTCACGATGTGGAGGTCAGGGAACTCGGCACGGGACGCAGCCGCAAGGAAATGCTCCAAGAGGCTGGCCTGCAGATTACTGTCGCACCGCGTCTATCGGTAGCAGACGGGATTCAGGCAGTCAGGCGCATCTTGCCCAAGTGCTGGTTCAATGTCCCTCAAGTCAGGCAGGGTCTGGACGCACTCAGGAACTACCGAAGAGAGTATGACGAGAAGAGGAATGTCTTTTACGACAAGCCGCTTCACGACTGGGCCAGCCATTCATCGGACGCATTCCGGTATCTGGCTGTTGGAATCAGCGAGACTTCATCATGGGATAAGCCGCTGAAGACGAACACTCGGTGGATCGTGTGATGTGGATAAACCCTCAAGGAAATCTCCCGCAGCGGATAGCTGAACTGGAACGCCGCATCAAGGCGTTAGAGGAACTGTATGAACGAGAACGCTCTGAAAGCCCAACTCGAAGCAGAAATCGACGGAGCAATCGGCTATCTCCAGACGGAGACGACCGAGCAACGCACGAGGGCGCTGGAGTATTACCTTCGATACCCGTACGGGAATGAAGTAGAGGGCCGCTCCCAGATCGTCACTGGGGAGGTTGCTGAGGTCATTGACGGGGCGCTTCCTCAACTCATTCGCATTTTTACCGCTTCAGACGATGTGGTTCGATTCGAGCCTGTTGGCCCCGGAGACGAGCCGAAAGCCAAGCAAGCAACTGATTACGCAAACTGGGTGTTCTACAAGGACAACCGTGGTTTTGCGATCATGCACGACTGGTTCAAGGACGCTCTCCTGGAGAAGGTCGGCATCGTCAAGGCTTACTGGGATGATTCGGTCTCGGTCATCAAGGAGACCTATGAGGGCTTGAGTGATGATGAGCTGGTGATGCTGATGGCAGACCAGACGCAGGAGATCATCGCCCAGGATACGGTCAGTTACCAAGTATTCGATCAAAACGGCCAGCCTGCCATTGGAATGGATGGGATGCCGTTGATGAACACGACCCACACCGTTCAGGTCAAGAAGAAGAACAAGGTCGGCCAGATCAAGATCGTCAATGTCCCGCCCGAGGAGTTTCTGATCTCCAAGCACGCTCGGACGATCCAAGACTCTCCCTTCACGGCTCATCGCCGATTGATCCCGCGCTCTGATCTGGTGGCGATGGGATTTCCTTGGGAGGAAGTCCAGAACCTTCCCACTTACGATGATCTGTCGTTCAGTCCTGAGCGAGTGGCTCGATTCTCTGAAGGAGAACAACCATCGGAGCAGGAGTCCTACGATCCTTCCATGCAGGAGGTCGAGGTATACGAGTGCTATGTCCGCGCAGATATGGACAACGATGGCATTGCCGAACTTATGCAGGTTTGGTACGCAGGTTCCAAGATCCTGGAGATGAGCGAGACGGATTACATCCCCTTCCACGGGATCTGTCCTATCCCCGTGCCTCATAAGTTCTACGGCCTGTCCCTCGCGGACAAGACGATGGACATCCAGCTCCAGAAGTCCACCATCACGCGCCAGATGCTGGACAACTTGTATCTCACGAACAATGTCCGGGTGGGCGCTATCGAGGGTCAGGTAAACCTGGACGACCTCACAAGCGTGACACCTGGTGGCGTAGTTCGGATGAAGAACCCGAATGCGGTGGTTCCGATGGCCGTGCAGCCGGTGGCAAATCAAGCCTTCCCGATGCTGGAATACTTGGATCAAACCCAAGCCAAGCGCACGGGCGTTTCAGATGCAAGCCAAGGCCTAGACCCCAACATTCTCCAGAATGTCACCGCTACGGCTGTGGCTGCGTTCTCAAGCGCATCGTCAGGAAAGCTGGAGCTGATCGCCAGGATCTTCGCTGAGACCGGCGTAAAGACTCTGTTTAAGGGCATCCTGCATCTTCTGTGTAAGTACCAGGACAAGCCTCGTCTGATTCGGATGCGTGGTGAGTATGTGCCGATGGATCCGCGTGAGTGGTCGAATCAGTACGATGTGACCATCTCTGTGGGATTGGGAACTGGTAACCGTCAAGAGCAGATGGCGATGCTGGCGATGATTCTTGATAAGCAGGAGAAGATCCTGCAGCAGTTCGGGCCTGCCAATCCGCTCGTTTCTGTGGCTCAGTATCGGGACACTTTAGGACGGATGATCGAGGCCGCAGGGTTCAAGGACTCGGCCACCTTCTTCAAGCCGATCACGCCTGAGATTGACCAGGCTCTCAGCAACCCTCCTCCGCAGCAGCAACAGCCCGATCCTGCGATCCAGGCGATGATGATGCAGGCTCAAGCTCAACTAGAGATTGACCGCCAGAAGGCAATGGCCGATATTCAGGCCAAGCGCGAGAAGGCTGCTGCAGAAATCCAACTGGCCCGAGAGAAAGCGGCTGCTGAACTTCAACTGAAACAGCAAGAGTTCGAGGCTGAAGTCCAACTCAAGGCAGCAAAGTTGGGCGCAGGCATTTCCTCCAATGTAGAGATTCCGGGGTAAAACATGGCAACAAAAGCGCAAATCACACAGCTTTACCGCACTTACCTCGGGCGCGAGCCTGACGCTGCTGGGCTGGAGTTCTACTCAAACCCGCAGTTCAGTCTTGATCTGATTGCCAACGATATTGCCAACTCACAAGAGGCACGCAACTTCGCGGACGAGGCTGCTCGAAATGAGGCAATTAGTGCTAGGCAATATGCATCAGGAAACGCCGCAACAGAGGCTGATGTTCGGGCCGCTTATCAGGACATTCTGGGCCGAGAGGCAGATCCTGCTGGTCTGAACTTCTACCTTGAGTCGGACTTCTCTCCTGAGCAGATCCGCGAGGTTCTCCTGGCATCTCCTGAGCGCCAAGGGATGGCCGCTCGTGAGTTCGCTACCGGAACCCCTGCCACAGAAGAGCAAGTTCGCGCCATCTACCGTGATGTGCTTGGCCGTGAACCCGATAAGGCTGGGCTTCAGTTCTATCTGGGGTCTAAGTTCTCTGCTGACCAAATCCGGGCCAATATTCTAGGCTCCCCGGAAAGCATGGAGCTGGCAACCGATCCCGCCCGTCGAGCAGGGTTTACTCCCAGCACGCAGCCTGGGCTACTTGGCCCAACGCAAATGACAGCCAATGAGTACCTTACACGGTACTTCAATCCTCAAGGCCCATACGGGGCTGGGCGATTCCTGGCGACAGTAAACCCCCTGCTTTTCTCTGCTCCTGATGGGATGCAGCGACTGCCAGCGGCACCGACTCGGCAGGCCGCGCTTGGCTCCATCGGCTCTAGTATGGAGAACACCGGCGGCGGTGGCGTAACCAATACTGTAGGAGGAACCACTGGCGGTGTTGGCATTGTTGGTGGGTCTACTGGTGGCCTTTTGAGTACAAATCAAACTACAGCAAACACCGCTACTTTTGACCCAAACACGGGCGGCGTGTATGTCGGCAGCAATATCGTTGATCCGATCAGCGGTTCAGTGATTGGCAATACTCAAGGCACATTTGATCGAGCAACTGGTGGCGTAATCCAGGGTGGAGACATCATTGATCCGATCAGCGGTGCAGTAATCGGCGTGGCCCCTGGCATGGGATACGACTTGAGCACTGGCGGTGTTGTGCAGGGCCGAGACATCATTGATCCGATTAGTGGTGCTGTAATCGGTCAGGCGAGCAATCCTCTCGCCAACCAAGCGCAGCCTGGGTTTGATCTAAACACAGGTGGCGTTATCCAAGGAACCTCAATTGTTGACCCGATTAGTGGGACGGTCATTGGCAGGGATTACTCTGGGTCAATGACCGGTGGGCTTGTTCCTGGATTGGTTGATATGTCTATCGGAAGCACATTCGGACAAATTGGAGACGCCAACTTTATCCCGGTCTTTGGGCGTGGCAACGGGATGCTTTTGGATTTCGCCGACATCCCGGCATTCGGCCAAGGTGGTGGAATGCTGCTTGATTATGTAGATTCAACAACCAGCAGATGAACAAAGCAGACCGCGCACAAACCCTTCTAAACGACGAGTGGTTTCAGGAGGAAATAGAGTCCATCAGGAAATCCCTGATAAGCACACTAACGAACTCAAATGAGACCGATATTGATGTTCGTGAACGATGCTATTTGAAATTGCGCGTACTTGATGAAATAATTGGGCACTTTTCTTCGATTGCCTCCAGCGATCAGTTGGTCAAGAGGCGATGGAAGATTCTGTAAGCGGCCTGGCGCATCCAGGTAAAACTTAGGAAACTCAAATGGCAGACACTGACCCGCAAGGGAGTGTTTCGATGTCGGTAAGCGATGCCGCTGGCGCGTTTCTCGGACTGATGGAGCCTACTCAGGAAGCTGAACAAGCCGCCCCTGAAGCTCCAGAGGAACAGGAACAAGTCGAGGCGTCCGAACCTGAAGAAGTCGAAGCCCAAGAAGTCGAGGCAGAGCCTGAACCCCAGCGATTCCGTGTGAAAGCCGCTGGCGAGGAAAAGGAAGTCACCTTTGATGAATTGGTGGACGGTTATCAGAAGGGGCTGGACTACACCAAAAAGAGTCAGTCCGTAGCTGAGCAGCGTAAAGCTGTAGAGGCAGAACGGGCCGCCATTGAACAGGCCAAGCAAGCGAGGGACGCCTACTCTCAACGCCTGACCCTGATCGAAGAGTTCTTGAGTAAACAAAACGAAGGGGAAGACCTCAATGCGTTGAAAGAGGTTGACCCCATTGGTTACGCAGTCAAGGTAGCAGAGCGAACTGAGCGAGAGAAACAGCTTGCGATGGTTCAAGCCGAGCAGCAGCGAATTTCACAACAGCGATTCGCCGAGCAGCAGGCTGAACTTCAGCGGCGACTCCACGAAGAAGCAAAGCGCGTGGCTGAGGTTATTCCTGAATATGGAGACGCAAAGAAGAGCAACGAAGTGAAGCAGACGATCCGCGCCTTTGCAAAAGAGGTGGGATTTACTGACCAAGAACTTGCTCAGGCTTACGACTCGCGACAAGTTCAGGTGCTGTGGATGGCAGCGCAATACGCGAAACTCCAGAAGCAGAAGCCCGAGGTAACCAAGAAGGTACAAAACGCACCCAAGATGCTGAGTCCAGGCGTGGCGGCGAACCAAAAGAACGCAGCCGACGAAAGCACCAAGAAAGCTCACTCGCAGTTGAGGAAGTCTGGAAAAGTCTCTGATGCTGCGGCCCTGTTTGAACGAATGCTCTAGGAGTTAAAAATGACCCAATTCCGTACCTACGCTGCCATCGGTATGCGTGAAGACCTGTCTGATGTGATCTACAACATCAGCCCGACTGACACCCCGTTCATGAGCACGGTTGGCAAGACCAAGGCCACCGCTGTTTATCACGAGTGGCAGACCGACTCGCTGGCCGCTGCTGCCGCGAACGCCGCCGTGGAAGGTGCTGACGCATCGACCGCTACGCTGTCGCCCACGACCCGTGTTGGCAACCGCACCCAGATCAGCCAGAAGACCGTTGGTGTTACTGGCACCCTGGAGGCTGTTGACAAGGCTGGCCGTAAGTCTGAAAAGGCTTATCAGCTTGCTAAGGCTTCGTCCGAAATCAAGCGCGACATGGAGTTCACCTTCCTGAGCAACACCGTCCAGAGCAACGGCTCTGCCGGTTCTACCGCTCGTGTGTTGGGTGGCTTGCAGACCTGGTTGGCAACGAACGGCGACTTCGGCTCGGGTGGCTCTGCTGGTGCTTCTGGCACGACCGCTCGTACCAACGGCACGAACCGTACCTTCACGGAAGACATCCTGAAGACCGTGATTCGTGAGGTGTTCGAGGCCGGTGGTTCCCCGAAGATCCTAATGGTCACGCCTGCTCACAAGCAGACCGTTTCGGCCTTCGCCGGTATCGCTGCTCAGCGCTATATGGCTCCTTCGGATGCCCCCACGACCATCATCGGTGCTGCCGACATCTATCTGTCGGACTTCGGCTCCGTGAGCGTGGTGCCCAACCGCTTCATGGTTTCGGGCAACTCGGCAAACGAAGTGGCCTTCGTGCTCGATCCCGAGTACGCAGCCGTTGCTTATCTGCGTCCCTTCCAGACGCAAGATCTGGCAATCGTGGGCGATGCCGAGCGCACCCAGCTCAAGGTTGAATACACCCTTGAGGTTCGCAATGAGGCTGCCCACGGCATCATCGCTGACTTGAGCTGATCTTCGGTAGCAAGCAACTAAGGGGGCCGGGGCAACTCAGCCCCCTTTTTCACATGAACATCAACGAATTCTCAAAGACCGCCAAAGTTGTAGATCGCAAGGCCCATAAGACCGATGATGGTGGGCTGGTTATCGAAAGCACTCAAGATGTAACCGGCATCATCGAGTCCAATCGAAAGCAATTCAATGCTTACGATGAGCGTGCCCGATGGTCAGATGATCTGCTTGGGAATAAGATAGCGTCTATTCCGCTTGCGGTTGTTGATGAGCTGAACAAGCAGGGCATCATGCGAGGCTTCCATGTGCTGGATCAACCTCGTTTCAAGGCCTGGCTGAACCATCCTGACAACAGAGCGTTTCGCACCCGTCCTGGGAGGATTTAATGGCTCTCGCAACATACTCAGATCTCAAGACCACGATTGCGAACTATCTCGCTCGGTCTGATCTGACCTCTCAGATTCCCGACTTCATCACGCTTGCAGAGAATCGCCTTCGCCGCGATCTTCGTACTCGCAAGATGCTGAAGCTGTCGACGCTTTCCGTCATCGCAAATGACTCAACGGTTGCGATTCCTTCAGACTTTTTGGGTCTGCGGGATCTGTATCTAGCAACCACTCCTGCGACTCCGCTGCAGTACCTCAATCCAAGCAACTTCGTCAGGAATGCTCGGATCACAGATACCGGGATTCCAAAGCAATACACGACTCTTGATACAGAGTTCAAGTTTGCACCGATCCCTGATACGAACTACTCCGCTCCGCTGCTTTACTACGGGGCGCCTCCGTATCTCAGCGACTCAAACACATCCAATGTGTTCTTGGTGAACTACCCCGATGCTTTGATCTACGCATCATTAGGAGAGGCAGAGCCGTATCTGATGAACGATGAGCGGCTTGCTACTTGGGCTGCGCTGTATCAACGAGCGATTGATTCAATCACCACATCGGATGAGGGAGACGAATACTCTGCAGCTCCTCTTGCGATGACACTTGCCACGAGGTAAGCATGGAACAGCGCATCACCTTTGGGGAATGGTTGCCAGATCAGCCTGGCGTGGTTGGGGCACTCCAAGACGCCAAGAATGTCATTGCCCAGACCGTTGGATATGGGCCGTTTCCTGGGCTTGTGGATTACTCCGCATCAGCCTCTGAGAATCTGACATCGTTCTTCACTGGTGAGTTTGGATCTACCCGCAACATCTTTGCCGGTGGGAACACGAAGCTGTTCAAGTTTGATAACACCGACCTGTCAATGGACAATGTTTCCAAAGCTGGTGGGTACACGGGAACTCAGCCGTGGAAGTTCACCCAGTTCGGCAAGGTTGTCATCGCCGCGAATGGAGCGGAGAAGCTGCAGGGATGGACGCTCGGAACCTCAACCGCTTTTGCTGATCTAGCTGCCGCTGCTCCGATTGCATCTTATGTTTCAGTCGTGCGGGATTTCGTTGTTGCGGCGAACATCTCCAGCTATCCGAACCGAGTTCAATGGTCAGACATCAACGATGAAACTGACTGGACTTCGGGTGGGGCATCTCAATCTGATTACCAAGACATTCCTGACGGTGGAAACATCGTAGGAATCACCGGCGGCGAGTTTGGCCTTGTTCTGCTCGATGAGGCCATTGTGCGGATGTCCTACATTGGGGCACCGTTCTTCTTCCAGTTTGACACCATCTCTCGCTCTCTTGGGTGCTATGAAGCTGGATCTGTTGCCCAGTACGGCCCACTTACTTTCTTCCTGAGCGATGACGGGTTCTATGTCTGTGATGGACAGTCTGTAAAGCCAATCGGCGCAGAAAAGGTTGATCGCTGGTTCTTTGACGACCTTGATCCTGCTAATGTCTCCAAGATGAGTTCGGCCATTGACCCCGTGAGAAAGGTTGTGGCCTGGAGCTACCCCAACACGCGGGCTGGTCAGTCGATTCTTATGTATAACTGGCAGGTTCAGCGATGGACATACGCCGACACCGCGGCCAATTTTATTTCCTCGATGGCGACCTTTGAGGTGACGCTAGAGGGATTGGATCTGTACTCGGCCAGCCTGGATGCTTTGGATACCTCTCTAGATTCTCGGATCTGGCTTGGTGGCAAGTTTGTGTTTGCTGGTCTTCAAGGCGCAAAGATCGTCTCGTTTACCGGCGAATCAACCGCAGCGAATGTGGAGACTGGAGACTTCGTGGCCGGTCAAAACTCGGTTGTCAGATTGGCCCGTCCTCAAGTTGATAACGGCTCTGCGTCCGTTTCTGTGGCCTCTAGAGACCGTTTGGACGATGCTATTGCTTTCGGATCTTCATCTTCTGCGGACTCTGACAATCGAGTGAGCCTGAGAAGTTTCGGCAAATATCACCGTCTGAGGGTTGTCCCTAGCGGAGACTGGACAACGATGGTTGCTGTTGATGTGGACACCATTCAGGCGGGGCGGCGCTGATGTTTCGCGTTCTTCCCCCATTCGGAGGCGATCCTCGGGCCACTGCTGAGATCGTCAATGGGCTGATGAATGGGAAATCGAATAACACCGGGACGGTAACGCTCGCCACGGGTGGTGCGTCAACGACCACGATCTATGACGCTAGGATCAGTCCTGAGTCCAAGATCATTCTGATCCCATTCTCGGCAAACGCCTTTAATGACAAGATCCCTTATGGGGCGTTTCAAGACTCCACGGACCAGACTGCGGCCTCAACGACCGCAGCTTATGCGGTCACTTACAACACAACGGACTATTCCAACGGGGTCACTGTATCAAACAGCTCGCGCCTGAATGTCACTAGTCCTGGTATTTACAATATTCAGTTCTCGTTCCAGTTTGCCAACACGGACACCCAGATTCAAGACATTGACATTTGGTTCCGCAAGAACGGGACGGATGTTGCTGGGTCAAACAGTAGATTTTCCATTCCAAACTCCCACGGCGGGACAAACGGTCACCTTATTGCCTCGCTTAATTACTTCATTGAGTTGGCGGCGAATGACTACATCCAGATCATGTGGGCGACCACATCAACGGCTGTCACGCTTGAGCAGATACCTGCCCAAACAAGCCCTACAAGGCCAGCGACTCCATCGGCCATTGTGACGATGACTTATGTCTCGATGGCCTCAATCGCCAATGTGTATGTAAGCTCCCAGGCCCAGGGAAGTGCGGTTATTACGCACTTTGCCAATTCCACGGCAGACAAGACATTTGCTTATGTGGTGGTGGGATGAATGTCCGCTTGATTTCCCCCAATGATCTGAGACAATGGTGGGGATTCGTCAGGCCAGGGCTTTTGAAGGTTCTTCAGAAGACCCCGGAGGGATGGATTCCCGAAGATGTCTATACAGACTGCTATAACGGGAAGTCCATGCTCTGGGTTGGACTGGATGACGCAAGGCCAGTCGGGTTCATGGTATTGCAACCCCGCGACTCCTCGCTCCATGTGTGGTGCGCCTATCTGCAAGAGGTGGGATATTTTGAGGAAGGCTGGCAGCATCTCCTGAACATCGCCGAACACGGTGACGCAAGACGGCTTACATTTGAGTCATGGCGACCTGGTTGGCAACGACAGGCTAAGAAACTTGGATTCAAGCCCAGATCATGGGCATTGGAGGTCTAAATGGGCGGCTCTACACGAGTGCAAACAACGACACAGCAGCTTGATCCTACTGTCAAGCCGTATGTGGAATATGGTCTAAGTGAGGCCAAGCGTCTCTACACCACAGAGCAACCGGAATACTATCCCGGACAAACCTATGTCGGCCCCAGTACGCAGACACAATCTGCGCTACAAGCTGCTCAACAACGGGCTGTGATGGGGTCACCTCTCCTCCCGGCTGCTCAGGCTCAGTCTTTGGCGACAATCCAAGGTCAATACCTCGGAGGCAATCCTTTCTTCCAAGGAGCCTTCCAGCCTGCAGCACAAGCGGCTCAACAGCAATACTTTGATGCTCTTGGGCAAGTCCAGTCTCGTGCATCTCAAGCAGGCCGCTATGGTTCTGGCGCGATGGTCAACATGGAAGACCGCGCACGAGGCCAATTCGCTCAGTCGCTGACAGACACCGCGGCTAAATTGGCGTACCAAAACTACGAAGCCGAACGCGCTCGCCAGCAGGCAATGCTTGGGGCCGCGCCTGCTCTTGCTGCTGCAGATTACACCGACATCGAGCGATTGGCTCAGGCCGGTCAAACTGCTGAACAGTATCAACAAGCCGCGCTCCAGGCTGATATTGATCGTTTCAACTTCCAGCAAGGCCTTCCGTCAAATCAGCTTAATCAGTATCTTGCAGCCGTCTATGGATCTCCTCAAGGCCGAGTGACATCAACGCCGGTTTACTCAAGCCGAGCCGGTGGTGCTCTTGGAGGAGCGTTGGCTGGTGGGTCTATGTTCGGTGTTCCTGGTGCGATTGCCGGTGGTATTGCTGGACTCTTGGGGGCGTAAATGAACGAACTCTTTTCTCAGCTCTTTGGTCAGCAACCAAGTTATGCCACGGCGCTTCTTGGTGAGGAAGAGGCTCGCCGACTCCGACAGCAAGCCCAACAACAGGGTCTGCTGAATGTAGGTCTGTCTCTCCTTGCTGGGTCCGGTCCTTCCGCACAACCTCGAGGCATTGGTCAGCTTCTCGCCCAAGGCGTTCAAGCCGGTCAGCAGGCCTATCAGGGTGCGTACAACAAAGCCGTACAAGAGCGCGCTTTGATGGAGCAGCTTGCAGAGCGCCGACAGGCTCAAGCCGATGTTCAAGCGGCGCAGCAGGCTCTTCAGCAGTCATTCGTTGCTCGTGAGGGTGGCGCTGCTCCGATGCTGGACATGACCCGACTGCAGGGAATCATTGCAGGATTGACTCCTGGCGCACGAAGCCAAGTTTTGAAAGAGGCCGGTGCGATCAAGGGGGCATTCGCCGGGCCTAAGCTTGAGAAGCTTGGAGTTGAGGAGCGCTTGATAAATCCAGAGACTGGTGATGTTGTCGCCACTGGTGCTCCAAAACCGCGAGAGCCAAAGTTCACGACTGTCGATGTCGGAAACGCAATCATTGAATACATGGATGGTGTGGAAGTTGGCCGCAAGCCAAAGGGCCGAGCTCCAGAAGGTCCGGTATCGCTGCAGACCGTTGAGACAGAAGCAGGTTTGATGACCTTCAATCCGCGCACTGGTCAACTCACTCCAGTGATGCAGGATGGGAAACCTGTTGCTGGTAAAGGCGCAAAGCCAACAGAGGGCGAGCGTAACGCCGCTGGGTTTGCTGGCCGAATGATTGCTGCCAATCAGATCATCAGCCAGCCTGCGATTGCAGCTGCCGCTCCTGGTCTTGGATCTGGCCTGGCCGGTTCTGTGCCGTTTGTTGGCGAGTCTCTCAGGAACTTGGCTCAGTCTCCAGAGACACAGCAATACGCTCAGGCTGCGCGTGATTGGATTCGTGCGAAGCTGCGTAAGGAATCAGGTGCTGCGATTGGCGTGGCTGAAGAGGAAAACGAATTCCGCACCTACTTCCCGGTGACTGGCGACTCTCCACGGGTTATCGAACAAAAGGCCCAAGCTCGAGCACTTGCCAATCAAGGCATGATTCAAGCTGCTGGAAGCGCAAAGATTCCAGAGCCTACTCAGCCGCCTATTGATCTTCGAACCGCAGCTCAGAGAGAACTCGAGCGCCGTCTTAGGGGGCAATAATGGACTTGTCCAAACTCAGCGATAAAGACCTTGAGGCAATCGCCGCAGGTCGGATGCAAGATGTGTCCACCGCTGGCCTTCAGATGCTTGCTGGAGAGGCACCTGCTGCTCCTCGCAGGCCTCGCTCAGAAGAACTCCTGCGCCAGCTTGGGCTGACTGCTCGAGCCGGTATTGAAGGGGTGACTTCACTTCCTGCGATGGTGGCAAATGTCCCTTATGCACTAGCAGATATTGGAATCAGCCTGGCTCAGAAGGCCGGTGCAAATATCGCGACTCTGCAGCAACGAGGAATCTCCGCGACTCGTTCTGGGCAGATCATCTCCGACATCTTGGGCCTTCCAAAGCCTGAGACTGAAATGGAGCGGGGTGTTCAATCCATTGCCCAAGCAATGGGTGGTGCCGCTGGTTCTGCTCGGATGGCAGAGGCCGCAGGTCGGCAGTTGGTTTCCCCGATTGCTAGGCAAGTCGCCCAGACTCTAGCGACAAGCCCTCTTGCTCAGACTGCTGCTGCGGCCACGGCTGCTTCGGCGACTGAGGCAGTAAAAGAGATGGGCGGCGGGACTGGTGCTCAGTTGGCTGCTGGTCTTTTGGGTGGTGCGATGATCCCTGGTGGCGGGACTGCGGCTCAGGCTGTCGGACGGGCCGCTCCAGAGGTGGTTCGCCCATTCACCCAGGCTGGCCGGGAAGTCATCACCGGGAATGTCTTGCGCCAACTCGCAACAGATGCAGAACGCGCAGCAGAGGCGGCTGCTACTTATACGCCTCGTGTTCCAGGGTATACCCCTACAACTGCACAAGCCACTCGCGATATTGGATTGATCTCCGCAGAAGGCCCGATCCGTTCAATGGATACGGGTCAATTCGGCATCCAAACCGCTCAGGCCAATCGTGCTCGGATGGCGATCCTTGACCGCTTGGCAAAAGACAAGGATGCTCTTGAGAGGGCCATTGCAAAGCGTGATGAGGTAACAGCTCCTTTGCGTGAGGAGGCGTTCGCCAAGGCCAATGTAACTCCAGAGGCCTTCCAGAGCGGGGTTACTCTCACCGTCAATAAGACGATTGACGACATCCTTGCTTCTGATGTTGGGGCGCGTTCTACGGTGGAAAACACCATGAGGTGGGCGCAGCAACAGGTTCAGCGCGGAACCACTCCGCAACGGCTGTATGAGGTCCGCAAAGACCTTCGTGATGCCTCCCAGGGCCGTTTGGACAAGGAAGGCGCTGCTTACAGTCTTGCCAAGGGTCAACTGGAGCAAGTTATTCGCTCGATTGATGATGCTCTTGAGGCGGCTGCTCCTGGGTATAAGGACTATCTGCAGAAGTACGCCGCATCTAGTCGTGGCATTGAGCGTCTTGAGGCTGCACAACAGTTCAAGAGCAAAGTCCTCACAACGACCCCTGACCCGTCCTCAATGGGCGACTATCTGATCTCTCAGCCTTCGTTTGTAAGGGCTATCCGAGACGCAGAAAAAGACACCAAGCTCTCTAAGACCCAACTGGCTGTTCTTAAGCGACTGGGAGAGGATCTGGATTCTGGTGTTCTTGGCCGAGCCGTAAAAGTACCAGGGTCAGACACCTTTAAAAATCTCAGCACTGCCAACATAATTGGCGGGATTGTCGGCAAGCAGATGTTCGGGGAAATTTCTCCTGGCGTACAGAAAGCAGCCGCACCGCTAAATTGGCTCTACAACGGGACGGATGACGCTATTCGCCAGCTTCTGGTGGAGGCAATGCTTGATCCCAAACTCGCCAGTTCTCTGATGAAGAAAGCATCCGTTAGCACGGTTGAGCCTTTGTCTGATGAGCTGAAGAAGCGAGCAATCGCCGCCGGTCTTGGCTCCGTTTTTGGATTGGAATAAATCATGCCCCGTACCAAAATCTCCGAGTTTTCAGCAACCGCTGGTAATAACACGGATATTGATGGCATCAACATCGCAGAAGGTTGCCCTCCTTCTGGCATCAATGATGCAATTCGGGAGTTGATGGCGCAGCTCAAAGACTTCCAAACCGGAAGTGCTGGAGACTCTTTCAACGGCCCAATCGGATCTGTCACTCCTGCAGCGGGTGCGTTTACGACTCTTTCGGCATCTTCCACGACCACTCTGTCTGGGTTGACCGCTTCGACTGCGCTAGCGTTAGATGCTAGCAAGAACATCGTTTCAGTCACGAATACTGGAACTGGAAATAATGTCCTGGCGACAAGTCCGACCCTGGTAACGCCGATCCTTGGAACGCCAACCTCTGTCACGCTGACAAACGCAACGGGTCTTCCGCTTTCAACTGGTGTAACTGGAACCCTCCCCGTAGCAAACGGTGGAACTGGTCAGACAACGGCCAATGCTGCGTTTAATGCTCTTGCGCCGTCTCAGACCTCTAACTCTGGGAAATACCTCAAGACAGACGGAACGAACGCATCTTGGGATGCTTTGGACATTTCCACGGCAGATATCACCGGAACGCTTGCAATTGCAAACGGCGGCACGAACGCCACCACAGCATCTGGTGCCCGTACAAACCTCGGTTTGGGGACTATCGCCACTCAGGACGCATCCAGCGTAGCGATCACTGGCGGGTCGATTACGGGGATTACGGACCTTGCTGTGGCCGATGGGGGTACAGGAGCTTCTACGGCTGCTGATGCTCGGACAAACCTCGGTGCCGCGGCTTCTGCTACGACCCTCACCGCTGGAACTGGTTTGAGTGGCGGTGGAGACCTGAGTGCAAACCGCACCTTCAGCTTGGCAAACACCGCTGTAACTGCTGGCTCTTACGGGTCTGCCTCTGCGGTTGCAACCTTCACGGTTGATGCTCAAGGCCGACTGACTGCGGCGGGGAACACGAACATCTCCATCTCCAACTCGGCTGTGTCGGGCCTGGGCACGATGTCCACCCAGAACGCCTCGAGCGTGTCGATTACTGGTGGGTCAATCACCGGGATCACCGACCTGGCCGTGGCAGATGGTGGAACTGGTTTGTCCTCTGGAACCTCGGGCGGGGTGCTTTACTTCTCCGCGACAAACACGCTCGCATCCTCTGGGGCTTTGGCGGCTAATGCCTTGGTGATCGGTGGCGGGGCTGGTGTAGCTCCTTCAACCACAACCACGGGAACGGGTGTTCTGACTGCTTTGGGAGTCAACACCGGAAGCGCTGGTGCTTTCGTTGTCAATGGTGGTGCTCTTGGAACCCCATCCTCGGGAACTCTGACAAACGCCACCGGATTGCCTCTTTCCACGGGTGTGGCGGGAACTTTGCCTGTTGCCAACGGCGGCACGGGTTCTTCCTCAACGCCGACCAACGGTCAATTGCTGATTGGCAATGGAACTGGATTCAGCCTTGCTGCTCTGACCGCAGGGTCGAATGTAACGATCACCAACAGTGCCGGTGGAATTACGATTGCAGCCACGGGTGGTGGTAGCGGTTCTCCAGGTGGGTCAAACACGCAACTGCAATACAACAATTCTGGTGCGTTTGCTGGTGCCTCTGGTCTGGTTACTGACGGAACCAATCTGACGCTGAACGGACAAGCCGATCTTCGGTTTGCTGATTCTGATTCATCGAACTGGGTGGCATTCCAAGCCCCTGCAACGATCTCCACGAACATCACTTGGACTCTGCCGAGCGCAGACGGTACTAACGGACAAGTCCTTCAGACGGACGGCAGCGGCACTCTTAGCTGGGCCTCTGGTGGCGGGGGTGGAATCTCTGCTGGTAAATCTATTGCATTCGCCCTCGTTTTCGGCGGCTAAACAGGAAAGGAATCCATCATGGCAGCCCCTAATATCGTTAATGTCAGCACAATCACTGGCAAGACCGCTGTTCAAGCAGTTGGTACTTCAGCCACGGCGATTGTGACCAACTCCGCAGCTAGCGGTAAAGTTTTCAAGATCAATGCTTTGTATGTGTCCAATGTGGATGGCACTAACAACGCAGAGGTCAATGTTGATTTGTTCCGAAGCTCTACGGCATACCACATTGCCAAGACGGTAGTGGTGCCTGCTGATGCTTCACTGGATGTGCTGTCAAAGCCCATCTATCTTGAGGAAGGCGACTCTCTGAGGCTTACGGCCAATGCAGCGAGTGACATTGAGGCTGTTTGCTCATACGAGGAGATCAGCTAATGCAGCGCGGTAACGGTGCCGTAATCGGCAAACAGAATACGCCGACAACGAGTGTCGCTACTGGCGTTTGGGCACTCAATGAAGTGCAAAGGGCGGTGCTGGGCGGTATCTGGCCTCGCCTTAGCTTGACCGTCGTGCAAACCTTCACCGCGTCTGGCACTTGGACTTGCCCCGCTGGGGTCACTGAAGTCGAGTATCTGGTTATTGCTGGCGGAGGCGGTGGTGGTGGCGCAAATGGCGGGGGCGGCGGTGCTGGTGGTTTCCGCACGGGCACAGGACTGTCTGTAACTGCTGGAACCGACTACACCATTACCGTGGGTGGCGGTGGGAATGGTGGCCCTGCGTCTCAAACTCGCGGCACATCGGGCAGCAATTCAGTATTTAGCACCATTACTTCAGCCGGGGGCGGTGCTGGTGGAGTCACCGGGGTTTCTGCGTTGCCGGGATTGTCCGGAGGCTCCGGCGGTGGTGGCGCAGATAACGCAGCGGCGGGTTCTGGAAATACGCCTTCGGTCAGCCCCTCACAAGGAAACAACGGCGGCGCAGGCGCTGGTTCGTCTGCCGCTCCCAACTATGGGTCTGGCGGTGGAGGTGGCGCCACAGCCACTGGTTCTGCTGGAACGAGCACGGCTGGAGGCGCGGGCGGTAATGGCACAGCCTCGACCATCTCTGGCTCCTCGGTAACCTACGCTGGTGGCGGCGGTGGCGGCGTTGCTTCCGGAGGAACACAAGGCAGCGGTGGAACAGGTGGCGGTGGAGGTGCTGGAGCGCCTTCTCCCGGCGCTGCTGGCACTGCCGGAACCACCAATACAGGCGGAGGCGGTGGTGGTGGTTGTTTCAATGTGCCCGGCACAGCTTTCGCAGGCGGCGCAGGCGGCTCTGGCATCGTCATCCTGAAATACAACGTCGCTGCTCAAACCGTATTCACCTTCAAGTCATCGACCAAGTGGACTTGCCCGACTGGTGTGTCGAGCGTGGACTACCTTGTCGTGGGCGGCGGTGGAGCCGGATCGGAGGCTGGTGCTGGTGCTGGAGGATTCCGCACGGGAACCGGGCTGTCTGTTACTGGTGGAACGGAATACACGATCACTGTCGGTGCTGGAGGTGCCGCATCATCAAGTGCTGCTAACGGCCCTAATGGTTCTAGTTCAACATTTAGCACGATTACTGCGGCTGGAGGCGGCGGCGGTGGATACCAAGGTGCTGGCAGCAGCGGTGGGTCTGGTGGTGGCGGTGGAGGTGGCGGGGCTGGTGGAGCTGGGAACACGCCCTCTACCTCTCCAAGCCAAGGCAACAGCGGAGGCGCTGGAGGGAACAGTGGGTCATTTGGGTTGTCTGGCGGTGGTGGTGGAGGAGCAGGCGCAACTGGAACAGCATCGAACAATGGCTCAACAACTGCTGGAAGTGGCGGTAATGGAACCGCATCCTCAATTTCCGGTTCTTCCGTGACTTATGCGGGTGGTGGTGGAGGTGGTTGGTACACAGACTTAACATCCGGAACAAACGGAACTGGTGGAACCGGCGGAGGTGGTAATGGTGTTTCTGCTGCTCCGGCATCTAACGGAACAGCAAACAGAGGTGGCGGTGGTGGTGGATGTTTTAATGTCACAGCAGGACGAGGCTCCGGCGGCTCCGGCATCGTCATCATCAAGTTGAATTGAGGTATTGAATGACACAGAAGATTTATCAGCTCTACGGCATCGACACCGCGATGCACCTGCTGCGTCCAGGGGCCAAGTGGGAGATCAGCAACACGATGATTACCCGCTGGGAAGATCCTCGCCCCTGCCCGACGTGGGAGGAACTGATGGACACGATGGAGAAGATCAAGGCGTTTGAGGACTCCATCAACACCATCTTTACTGAGGATCAGATCGAGAAGATCACCGGCTTGCAGAAGCAGATTGAGGAAGTTGCATGAATATGCACCACCTCTTTCCTGTCCCGATTGGGATGTTCGACTTAGGCAGGCCGCTGTCTGAGGAAGAGCATTCCTTTATCTTGGGCCAAGACACCCGTCCTAATCAGGGGAACACCACCAGTGCAAACCATTTTGTGTTGCGCGATCAGGTGATGACTCCCCTGCGTGGATGGGTGGAGGACTGTGTTGCTGAATACTTCAAAGCCACGACCAACCCGAAACACGATGTGAACTTGCGGGTGACGCAATCATGGTTTAACTACTCCAAGCAAGGACAGTTTCACCATAAGCACGCTCACCCGAACTCTTTTATCTCTGGCGTGTTCTACGCTCAAACCAATCCAAACGACAGGATATATTTCCATCGCTCAGGCTGGCAGCAGATGAAGTTTCCTCCTGAGAGTTGGAACCTGTATAACTCTGAGTCTTGGTGGTTTGAGGCTACTCCTGGAAGGCTGATTCTTTTCCCTTCTTCGCTTGAGCACAATGTTCCCCCTGTAGAGGGTGAAAACACAAGAATCTCGATGTCGTTCAACACCTTCCCTGTGGGATCTGTTGGCGATGAAATGGAACTTACTGGATTGAAACTGGAGGCTTAAATGGCTCACTATGCACAGATTGACGCAGACGGCACCGTGTTGCGTGTTGTCGTGATTGACAACAAAGACTGCTCTGATGCCTTTGGTGTTGAGAAGGAGCACATCGGCGCGGCTTTCTGCGAGTCGCTGTTCGGTGGGACTTGGAAGCAAACCTCCTATAACGGACGGATTCGTAAGAACTACGCAGGCATTGGATACACTTTTGATGCCCAGCGCGATGCTTTCATTCCTCCGAAGCCTCCTGGGAATTACAGCTTGAATGAATCAACCTGCCAGTGGGAAAACAATGATCCAGTAGAGCCGACCATCAATATGGCCTCTGCAACACCGGCATAAGTTCTCGAGGTGTGAAATGGTGAGCGAAGTGGAATCCCGTTTGAGCACACACGAGGCTGTCTGCGCTGAACGCTATCTTGGGATCAATGCTCGGCTCAAAAGGCTGGAGCAGATCCTGATTGGGAGTGCTGGCGCGATCATCATTCTTTTGCTCTCCGTAGCATTTAAGTTGTGATTGATCCGTTGACCGCAATGGCCGCTGTTTCGTCAGCGGTCAGCCTCATTAAGAAGGCCTCAAAGACTGTCGATGATGTTCGGTCTTTAGGCCCTCTTTTGGGGAAGTATTTCGATGCAAAACACGAGTGCACGAAAGCGGTCAATCAAGCCAAGAAACAGGGCGGCTCCAACATGGGCGCTGCGGTCCAGGTCGAACTGGAGCTGATGCAGCAGAAGTCCTTTGAGGAAGAGCTGAAGATGCTTTTCTTCCAATCTGGAAACGCTGATGTCTGGCAGAACATCCAGATCCGTGTGGCCCAGATGAACCGGGATGACGCTCACAACGCCCGGAAAGAGAAGGAAGCCGCAGCCAAGCGAAAGAAAGAAATCGCAGAAGCTGTAGAGGCTGCTATCGGTGCAATCATCATCGTGGCCGCTCTAGGGGGCATGGGATATATGGCAGTTCTGGGATATGGACACTGCAAGGAGACCCGTGAATGTGGGTTCTAAAGCCATCTCCTACTGCCTCCAGGTCCGAGAGAGAGGCTTATGTCAAACAGTGGGCTGCTCTGACCATCTCCATCTTTGCTCTTCTCTTAGCAATCAATGGGATGTACGGATCAAGCAACTCAAGCAAGGTTCTGAACGGGACCATCGCTGCCAATAACTATTGGGCATGGTTCCAAGCCAAGAATGTACGGGCGACCATCTATGAGACCTCTGGCCGTGAAGATAAAGCAGAAAAGCAAAGAGCCGACATGGAGGAGATATCTGAGAAGGCTCGGCTTGCAGAGGCTGCTCGTGATGCCGCGAAATCCCGGTCACCATTCTTCTCGTATGCGGGTATGGCGCTCCAGTTGTCAATCGTCCTATCTTCTGCCGCCATTCTTGCAGTGATGATGCCCCTGCTCTATGCCTCCATCGCTGTTGGAGGTGTGGGGATGGTTCTCTTTATTTACGCAATGGTGATCTGATGCTCAGTCTACTTTCGACCCTGGGTGGGCTTTTAATCTCTGGCCTTCCTAAGCTTCTTGAGTTCTTCCAAGCCAAAGCGGACCAGGCTCACGAGCGTGATCTTGCGAAGATTTCTGCCGAGCGTGATCTTCAGATGGCCGCTCAAGGGTTTGCTGCTCAACAGCGGATTGAGGAGATCCGCACCGAGCAAGTAACGATGCAGACCCAGGCCGAGATGACCCAGGCTGCGCTGGATCACGACAAGAAGATCATTGAAAAAGCTTCTCGGTGGATGGTGAACTACATCGGGTCTGTCAGGCCCACGATCACCTACATCTTTGTGTTGGAGCTTCTAGCGATCAATGCGGCGATTACTTACTACGCATTCACAGATCCCAACATCATCCGAAGCCTGGACGACTTCCTCCGTGTCTCTGAGATCATCTTCAGCGAGGAAGAGATGGTTCTTCTTTCGGGAATCATTGCGTACTGGTTTGGGTCTCGCGGATTCAACAAGAAGTGAAGACCTCGGAGAAGGGAATTGAGTTGATGCACCACTTCGAGGGGTGCCGACTCAAACCTTATTTGTGCCCAGCAACGATCTGGACGATTGGATACGGCCATGTTCTCTACCAAGACCAGATCCGACTTCCTGTTGTCAGAAAAGAAGGCTATAACGGGCAGCTTAGGGGCGACTATCCGCTCAGGGCTGAGGACTCCCGTATGTGGTCGAAGCAGGAAGTGGAAGATCTATTCCGAGATGACATCGGCGTTTTTGAACGCGGTGTTCTTCGGCTTATTCCCGGTGTTACTGAGTATCAAGGCGCATTCGATGCTTTGGTCTCTTTTGCTTACAACGCAGGGCTAGGGAATCTTCAGCGCTCTCAGATTCGCATTAAGGCGAACCGAGGAGAATGGGAGAAGGCAGCCGATCACCTGATGGACTGGACCAAGGGCGGCGGGAAGGTTTTAACGGGACTCGTTAAACGCAGGAAGGCAGAAAGAGAGCTTTTCCTCTCAAGCCTATAGAGTATGCCGAAACATCAGAATGTTCCTACCGTAGTTCAGGCAGAGCAGTTTGATGATTTCGTCAAGCAATGGCAGGATCTTCTGGGCCTGCACCGATGGCGAATAGAGCCAGGCCAGAAACAGGCCAAAGACGCGATGGCATCAATCGAGTTCAACGATGATGCAAAGCTGGCGACTTACCGCTTGGGGGATTTCGGCGCAACGCCGATAAACGACAAAACCCTCTCACAGACAGCACTCCACGAAGTGCTCCATGTTTTCCTCCACGAATTGATCGCTGCCGCACAAGACCGGGGCGCAGAGCCGAATCTTGATGCTGTTGAGCATTCGGTCATCAATGTTCTTGAAGCAGTCTTGTACGGAGTTTTACATGGGGCACCCGAGCAAAAAGAGGGATGAACAATTCATTTCCGCATGGCACGCTGCGGGCGGCTCACCCGCTCGGATGTCCGAGCAATTAGGGGTTAGTATTCGTGGCATCTACGCTCGGCGGGATGCAATAGAGGCTCGATACGGGATTACTTTAGTGGCAAACACTCCAAAGGCCGTCAAGCACGATCCAGTCTTGACGAGAGCAATCATGGCCGCTCGCCGGGATGTGAACCGGCTTGAGATCCACGATGGGGTTGTTCTGGTTGGATCTGATGCTCACTACACCCCAGGAGTGATCCCGATGGCCCATAAAGCCCTTTGTAACCTCATTGTCGATCTTGGCTCTGAGGTTAAGGCTGTCGTCCTAAACGGGGATATTTTGGACGGCGGATCAATTAGCAGGCATCCTCGAATCCGCTGGAAGAAGCCCCCCAGTGTTAAGGAGGAACTTGATGCAGTGATTCAAAGGACAACAGACATTGAGCAGGCCATTCAGCCTGGGACTCACCTGTTCAGAACTTATGGCAACCACTGCGCCAGATTTGAGTCTCGCCTATCCGCTCAAGTGCCTGAATACGAAGGCATTGGAGGGTTTACCCTTAGAGACCATCTCCCGAAGTGGGCTGACTCAGATCGGATTGATGTCAACGAGGATATGGTGATCCTTCATGACTGGCACGCTGGCATCCATTCGGGCTGGAATGATGTATTAAAGGGAGGCTGTCATACAGTGACCGGCCACACCCATGAGCTAGGCTGCAAAGCCCATAAAGGGTTTAAGGGAACGCACTACGGCATCAAGACCGGGATGCTGGCCGACGACGATCAGCAAGAATTCGATTACAGACTCGGCAAGCCTGGGCTAAACTGGACATCAGGATTCGCGGTGTTGACCTGGAAGGGGGGAACTTTGCTCCATCCAGAGTTCTGTGCAGTCCGGGATGATGGAAAAGCCTACTTCCGTGGCCGCCTGTTCGCTGACTGACCATGAGCGGATGGCTCATAGCCCTGACAGGCTGCATCTATGCCTGGATCGCTCTAGAGCAGGGATTAAAAGGAAATTGGCCCATGTGCGTGGTGTACGCAGGCTACTCCTTCAGCAATGTCGGGCTGTACCTTCTGGCTGAGAGCTAGCCTCGAACAGTCTTCCCTCTTGGCCGCACGGCCCCCTGGTGCGGTTGTCTATACAAGACCCGATACCCTTACTTGCTTTGTAAGGGTTCTTGACGCAAGACATTGAGATGCTGGTGTACTGGCTGTGCTTGCGCGGCTCTTCTCTCAAGTGCTTGCACTTTTTACAGAGTTCGCGGTCTTTGTCCCAGGTGTATTTCGGGAGCGTAAACATTTCAGGGGTACGGCTAGGTTAAAGACACTCGAGGTCTTGAGGATTGATTTCTGGCGCTCTCTGTAGTTGCGAGAGTGCTCGGCTAGTGTCATTTTGGGTTTTGTCCGGTTTGAGCCGGGGCCGATAGCATAAACCGCCCGAGGGTACTTTCTTGCTCCTGGCTGGTCATACACCCACCCAATGATGTGGACTCTCTGAGGCTTTTTTTGGGTAGGCCCAGAGAGCTTATTCATCATCGCAGACAAAAAGTGAGGATCGATCTCGGTCACTTCTGAGAGTT